GTCCAACCACTTATATAGTAGTAGGAAAATAGAAATAGTTATCAAGGAACTCAAGCCTTGATTAAGAGCAGATTCGATAATTTCCTTCATCCCTATTTATGATTAAAGGGATTACTACTAATTTTAACATTAATAGCAACCCCTTTATTAAACTATTACGAGTTATATTTACAATATCTTCTTTAAGCTCCTGTTGCTGCTGCTGCTGCTGCTGCCGGAGTATTAACAGATGCAAATATTGTTTCAAGAGTAGCTATTTGAGCAGCTCCTGTCGGAATAGCAAGATGAATAATAGTTTTAACATTTTCGGTACTACCACTACGAAGGTCACGATGAGGATAGAAGGTTAGTGTAAATACTGTCCAACCGTCTGCATTAGAGAACTCCGGCAAAGTATATAACTTACGAGCATCATTGCTAGTAGAATTAATACCTTCACCACCAATACAACGAATCTGCAATTCTTTAAGAGCAGCATCATCATTAATTGGTTTTACAGCTTTTGTAGTAGTAATAGTTACTCCAAACAATGAATCTCCTGCAATCAGATTCCATGCTTCATAATCAGTACCAGTTACGGTAATTTTAGCAGCGACAACACTAGCAGTAAATCCTCCATTCTTACCAAGAGAATTAAGTTGAGTACTTAACTTCTTAGCAATAATAGCAGCAGTATCACCTTCACGAGCACGCTCACTAGCCGACCACTTATAACGTTCATTAAGAACAGTATGAGCTTTAGCCATAGTTAACGTATAATCCTTTCCTTCTACGGGGGTAGGAACAGTAATTTCCGCACTAAATTTAGTTCCGGCAGCATAGACACTCTTAACATAAGAGAAACGTCTAGTATCAATATCAGATACAATATTGGTATACTTGCTCTTATTAGCAAATGCTCCACCACCAACAAACAAGGTAAACATCGGAATGTTCTTAGTAAGAGCTTTCGAGATGATTGCACCTTCGTTGTCGTAAAGAGCAACAGCACCCTCTGTAATACCTGCTGCATTAACAGCAGCTAAAGTGGCGGGAGTAGTAGCTAATGCAACATTACCTGCAAACAACAGTCTTTCCATTTTATTCTAATTTAGATAATTCGTTTGAAACTTTCTCATAACTATTATTATTAGAGATAGCATTAAAGGTATTAACAGCCCTCTTAATAACTTCGTGCATAGCAATATCTGATAATTCATTCGTAGTATCAGTTGCAATGCTAATTAGAGTAGGATACTTAATATAATTAACTAAGAACTTCTCTATCTCGAATGTCGCTATTACTTCAATATTAGATTCAGTCTTATAACATATAGGACTTATAACAATAGATTTTGAATGATAATCGTTCATCGTTTCACTCACTAAGTCTAAGTCTATCAATCTACAACGATAAGACTTATCCCCCTTAAAGGAGTAGACAGATGTATAGAACATGGGTATTGGATAGTCGTTTAACTCTATCTTATAACCAGTACCAAACATTATATCTCCTTGTTTAGCGTCAATCTTAATACTAGTATGAAGAGGACTAAGTTCTGTCAATCTTATAACGTTATCAGAGATACCATCGAGTTCACGATTACCTTTACGAGAGAAAACATCTTTCACATATTCGATAGTCTCTAAATTGATTATTTCGTCTACCTGTTCGGGAAGTATTGCTCGCACAGTTTTCATGCCCATTTGTTGAGCTAGAAGCATGAACTCGTTATGTATCTCTGCTACTTTCATAATAAATAGTTATTATAATTTTAGTTTAGTTTCAAGTGCTCTTTTATAATCAGCATTTTCGGGGTTACTGAAATAAGCCAATGCTTCTTTCATGTTAGCTCCGATAAATCCACCTTCGGGAGTAAGAACAGTTTGATTAACATCAGAACGAACTAGCTCACCTTTGGCGATAGCTTCTTCAATGAACGCTTGAAGCTCAATTTGTGAATTGTTAAACAGTTTGTTGAATTTCTCCGGCTCTTTAATTGCAAAGTCGTCAAGCATCTTTTCTTGAATAGTTCTATCAAGTAACAAGTTAGATAATACATCTTGTTTGTTACTAGCAGAGTAACATACGAAAATAGCTTTGAACTTAGCATCATTATCAATAGCGTCAAGATAATTACGTCTTGCCTTGTTAGCTTGAATACGAGTACGTTTAAGACGATTACTTTCTCGTTGTTCATCTTTAATATAGAATTTAACACGAGGGTCGAAGCTAATAATAGCTACGTCTTTAGCTACAATCGGATAAAGTAAACAATGACGATATGCTAGATAATCATCTACTTTAATAGGATGTCCGTATTGATAACGAGTTGCTTCAAGAGCATTAATCTTAGTTACATATTTAGCAATAGCATCTTTCAACTGTTTAGGATTAGACTTTTCAGCATTATCGTATTCTTCGATAATTTCTGTCTCGTCTATCTTATAGTTCAGATAATCTCTTTTCTTATTCCATTGGAAAGAACAATTAAGTTTCTTTCCTTCACCATCAACAGGAATAGATATGCTATTGAACCAACGTTGAACACGAGTAATATATTCCTGTGAGTTAACGGAGCAACCAACAAGAGAAGGCATGTATGCTTCCATTTCTTTATAGTTGCTAGTTAAGATTCTAGCTGAATTAATACTACCACCAATGCTATCATGACGGTCAACAATATGTCTAGCATTAACTTGACGATAAACAGAGTTAATAGTAATATCAGTAGCAAGAGCTATTGTAATATATCTTTCTTCTAAGAAGTCTCTATCTAAACCATCTTCTTTTTTAAGAAGTTGTTCATAGGTTTCTCTAGGAGTTTCCGGAGCTTTAGCCTGTGTAGTAGCACTAGGGCTATTAGTTGGATTATTTAGACTACTGCCGAATGTTCCGGCTTTTGGTGCTTGTCCTTCCATTATAATTTCAATTTTAATTGTTTAACTTAGAGTACGCACTCCAACATGAACATCTTCTCTTGTTTATCTACTTGCAGACCACGAGACATTTTAACTTCATATTGAGACTTATCAATATCCGTAGATATAGAATTGCTAGGAACAGAACCCCAAGACGGTGGAATAGGAGTAAGACCTTTCAATACACCAACAAGGTAAGACTGACCTTTCATACGTACCATACGAACATTACGATTTCCGTTATATACAGAGTTGTCAATGAACATCAGTTTGTGAGATGTCATAGGCAAACCAGTACGAGGATGAATAAGTCCATTAGCTTTTGCTGTTTCAGCAATAGGAGATTTATCCAAGAAAGGAAGATGAATACAAGTAACAGTATGTCCGTCAATAGTTTTATATTTACGGAAGTATTTACCATAAGTAAGACCGCCATCTTCTTCACCAATCATTTTCTCTCCAAGAGGAGTAATAAATCCTTCGGACTTAACATCTTCACGGATAGCCATATCGAAATCTTCGATACCGCCTTTACCTGCATATAGAGTAATCTCCATAGAACCAGTATCAGTATCCTTATCAACTACATCACCAATAGTTCTTTTTAGCTTGCTAAGAGGCAAGTATTCACCATAAGTATCGTAGTTAGATTCTTCGAGGATTTCAAACATACCAGCAGTTTCAGGAATTGGTTGGTCGTTATCCCAATCCTTCATATCAATAGTACCATTAACAGTACGATTGTAACGAGATGTCCACAAGTCAATCTCATTAGAGATACGCATCTGAACATCGAACTGACGCATTTCTTCGTTAATCCAACGAGTGTCAGTACCACCACCTTTAGTCTTGAAAGCATAGCTAACAATAACATTACTAATGTTACCTGCAATTTCCTTGCTATAACGCTTGAATCCTAGCTGGGATTTCATAACACCAGGTCCCATTACATTAGTCTTGTTACCCTTAGAATAAGATTCAGGAATAGACGGAGCTAACATACACCAATACTTACCTTTTTCAAGATTAGCAGGGTCAACATAAGCACTTTTATCAGGATTCTTTAGCTGCAAAGAATACAGATGTCCACCATGACTACCAGCACCATGGTCTCGCATTACACGAACAGCAGTCTTACCATCAGGAGCAAGTAAACCGTACTGTTCGATAATAAGACCAGTAGAAAACTCAACCTTAATAGGTTTACCACCAATACCAGGAGTAGCATCACCAGTATCAGCCCAAACAATGTAATCATTGAATCTCTGACGACCCATTGTCTTCCAAGTCCACTCAACAGTAGTAATATCACGAACACCAGCAGCACCTTGTCCTTCTGTAAGGAAAGTTAGCGGGAATCGGTCATCTTCCATACCATAAGTGTAAGTCAGGAAGTTGTTAATCTCTTCCGGTTTTTGAATCATTAAGGCAGCAAGAGATTGCTCATTAGAGTAACCTCTATCATCATATCTACCTCTTTCGACTTCTCTTAATCTGTACATATTTGTTTTAATTTAGTTAGTTCAAGACAAGTTGGTCATTATCAACTGTCTTAGAATTATTACCTTTACTATTGATAATAACAGTCCTTTTACCAGTAGTTTGTGCTGCGGTAGTTCTAATAGATAGAACTTTCTGCTTATTAACAGCCATACCGACAAGACTAGCATAATCGCCACCAGTAAACCTAAGAAATGCTTTAAGTAAATCATCCTGCATACGAGCATTAGAATCGACTTTAGCTTCGTCTAACATATAGGCTGTATTACCTTCATTGTCAACAGGAGTAGACACATACTTCAAGAAGTCTTTGCGACTAAGCATTACTTTCTTTCCGTCTTTGTTACACTGAATTTGTTCAGGAATACTATAACCTAATAGT